AGACATACAGGTTGACTGCGTTGACCAGCTTCTGCTCGCCAGAAGTGCCGCTCTGGATCGTGCGGTACTTGTTGGCCGCGAGGGCGAAGCCAGCGAGGACGAGCGAGTTCGACGGGGTGACGAGGATGCGGGTCGGATCGGCACCAGCGGTGAAAGCCGCTTGGATCGCGTTGGTCAGACCGGTCTCGGACAGCGCGACAGCGGTGTTCATGAAGAACACGTTGCCCGCCTGAGCCGCGAAGGTCGAGGTGCCCGAGCCCGTGATCTGCGCCTGATACGACGCGGTGACGCGAGCAACAGCCGCGCCGCCAGCCGCAGCCACAGCCGCAGTGCCGACGTAAGCGTTCTCAACGTCGCGCTTCAGCGCAGCCGCCGACTTCGACATCTGGTACGCGAGTTCCTTCGCGCGGCCATACGCCTGACCGGCCTGAACCGAACCGGAGATTTTCACCGCTTCAGAGAAGATGGCGGTGTAGTTGTTGCGCATCACGGTCGGGGTGACGGTGATGTCGGACGCGTCCGCGCCTTCAACGGCCGTGGTGGCGGACACGTTGCGGAGGCTGTCCTCCTGCCACTGGAACAGCGGCTGCGTGACCTTCTCGCTGCCGATGGACGTCGAGAAAGGCGTTTTGCGCGGGGAGATGTTGGTGATGATGTCCGAGATGTTCTCCTTGAGGCCGATCTCGGTGTAGGTCTGGAAAGTAGCCATAGTAGTAGTGGTATCCTAAGTGTAACTAAAGTGGTGCGAGATTACTTGTCGCCACCGATCAGAGCTAAGAACGCTTCTTCTGCGGACTGCATAGAGCCGCCAGCTTTCTTCATCTTAGCTACAGCTTTATTCCGGTCGATGGTACGACCGGCGTCCTTGTTGGGCGGTGCAGACGTTGTTGAGGCCTTCACAATCTTCTTCGGGGCCTTGTTGACCTTCTGGGTCACAACCTTCTGTGCGCCTTTGTGGAACTGCATGGCCATGTGGATCAGCTTGAACGCAGCGGGGTCAACGAGGTTGTCAACCATCTGCTGGTTAGCTCCCATGCTGACTGCGAATGAACGCATGTCGTTGTAGAGCTTCTGATCCCAGCCTTTGATGTGGGTGGGCGACTGTTCGTCGGTGAGCGCCTTGATACACGCCTGTGCGGCCTGCGCCTGTGCGGCGACCTGCTGGGCCTGTACCTCGTGCATGAAGTGGTCGAGCTGGCCGGTGAGGAACGTCTCGTTCTCAAAGGCCGACTTAGCTGCTTCCTGCAGGGCCGTAACGTCCTCTGCGGCAATGTTGGGGTCCTTCATCAAGGCTGCCCAGTTGACATTCCGGTAGGGGTTGGCGGCTTCCTGCGCGCGTTTCACCATCACGTCGAGTGCGGCGAGGCTCTTGGCCTGTGCGTACTCGGCAGCTTTGGTGCGCTCAGCGACTTCTTGGGATTTCTTCGTCAGCGAGGCCTCTTGGCCAAACAGACGCTTGAGGTCCTTTACGGCAACCTCGTGCTCTTCCTCACCTACTTTGACCTTGACGTATGTTCCCTCATCGTCAGCGTACTTCTTCGCTTTGGTCTCTTCGGCTTCGCCTTCGGTCTCGTCAGCGTCCTCGGATGAGCTTTCGCCGTCCTCGGTGTCACCTTCGTTCTCGTTAGCTGTGGTTTCGTCTTCCGTGTCCTCAGCCTTGTTGGCTTCGGTCTCGCCCTCTTTTCGCTCTTCTTCGGATGGCTCTTCAGCGTCCCAGAGTTTCAGAAAGGCATTGGCAGTATCGTCTTCAGTTTCAAAAGTGCCGTCGTGGTCGATAGGCATCGGTATCAGTCACTCGTAGGTTGGTTGTCGAGTTCGTTAGCCTTAGCTAGCGTCTCGAAGGCCTCAGCAAATTTGCTAACGAGGCTCGTAAACTCCGCGAAGCCCATGTAGGCCGCGTGCAGCCCTTCACGTTTCTTGGCTTCGTGCGGGGCGGTGTTGAGCATATCGGCCGCCATTTGCTGGCCGAATAGCTGGATCAGCGTTTGGAAACGCTGGTCCCCGAGAAGCTCTTTCGAGTACATCCCGAGGACCATAATATCGTCGTCGTTCAAGCGTTGTTCGCCTTGTTGTGCCACTTCAGCCGCCGCGACAGGGCCACGTAGTAGAACCCCGTGCGGAAGTTAACGTGGATGTTTGGGAAGTTGCCTTCGTTGATTGAGAAGGCCCAGCGGCGAAAGTACGTCACGAGAGGTTCGCTTTGTTATTCAGAAGGCCCAGCATCTTGTTGATGATGTTGCCGCTGCTCGCTTGCGCCTGTGAAGCTGCGCCGGGGTTGATGAACATGCCCGTTACCGGGTCTTGCATCATGGCCGCGTTGCGCTGGAAGAAGCCCATCTCCTGCGGAGCCTGCGGCCGTGGCTGTGGCATCGGTATGTGCTGCGGCTGCGGTCGCGGCCGGGGCATAGGGACACCCTCTGCCATCACCGGGGGCATCCCACGGTTAGCTACGGCCTGCGCAGGTGACGCTTGGAGCATGTCGCCCTTCGCCAGCACTGCCGGGTCCATATTGCCAAAGCGCTCGGCAAATGACGCCCCATCCGGGGGCTGCATTCCACGGAAGCGGTCGGTAAATGCCGGATCGGCCGGGGGCTGCATTCCACCGAACCGCTCGGCAAACGACGCCCCGGACGGGGGCAGCATTCCACCGAAGCGGTCGGCCACTTGGTCGTTGGGGGTTGGGCCCCGCATAGTAGCGGCGGCCCTTTCCAGAGCCGCTCGCAGTAGTGACATTTGGTCGTTATTCATTAGCTGGGGCTTTCGCCTTCCTGTCTTGGGACTTTTCGAATGAGGCGTGTGCCCTGTCTTCCGACTTCTCGTGTGAAGCCTGTACAGCTAGCGCCTTATCGAGCATGAGCTGCTCGTTGTCGTTGACGATGCGGTGCGCCGTATCGGCGTCCTGCCTGTCGTTGACGCGTGCGTGTTCGATGCCCTTCAGCATCAGCTCTTGCCGCTGGATTTCAACCTTCTCCTGATCATGGATAGCGAGACGCTGCTCCTTGAACTGGTCGGTCTGAGCGCCCATGACGGTAGCCTGCGCCACCATCTGCTTCGCCTGTGCTTCCTGCATCTTGATAGGATCAGGCTGCGGCTGCGGCGGCGGTGCATTCGGGTTCAGATACGCCGCGAAGCGCGTGAAGCCCTTCAGCTTGGCAATGTCCTTGAGCATCTCGTAGCGCTGGGGCGGGCCGAACATATTGGCGATTGCCGGGTCCTGCGCCATCCCATGATAGCCCTGCATCAGCTCGCTGGCCGCCGTGTCCTTCTCGCCGTAGCCGAGGTGCTGGCTAACGGTGCAAGTCTTGCGGTCGGACCACTTATGGACGTCGCACTGGAGCTGCGCGCCACCAACCTCGATGAACTCGGGTTGCTTGACGTGGAGGATAGCCAACCGGATGACTTCGATCATCAGGGGCACGAGGAAGTGGTCAGCGAAGTTGCGGGCCATAATCTTGGCTCGCTGACCGGCCGCCTTCATCATGTTATCAACCAAACCTTGGCTGTTCTGCGTGCTGATGGCGTCCTTGTTCAGGCCCTGCGAGAGGGCGCTGATGCCGGTGGACTTCTCGTTAGATGTGTCCAGAAGGTTGAGCGTCTGGTAGATGTACGGGTTCAGCGGAGCCTGCGGGAGCGGCGTAACAGCATCCGGGCGACGGACGTTGACGATACCGCCAAGCCTGTTGTCCAGAAGCTCCCGGGGGTTAGCTAGCCCACCGTTGACCACCGCGTACCTGGGGTTCGTGGTGATAGCCGTGTGGTCCAAGATGCCGCGCATAAGCACGGTCTTGGCGTTCTGAACGGGCACCACGCGGGCAGCGAAGTTGTCACCGTAGAACACGCCGGGGACCGGCAGGGGCACGTAGGCGAGGAAGGGGGCCTTATCGACCTCTTCCGGCTCACCGAGCAGCTTGCCGCCAGCGGTGCAAATCTTGTAGAGACGGACGCCCTTCTTGGGGTCAATCTTCATCCTGACGTAGTGCTCGTAGTACACGAGGTAGTCCAAGTCAGGCTGAATGGAGTTGTCGTAGGTCTCTGCGGCCTTAGTCGGGCCGGTCCTAGCTAAGACTTCCGGGGAGAACAGAAGCTCCTTGGCGTCGTCAGTCGGCAGGCCCTCAACAAGCTTCTTGTCGTGGCCCATGTCGATCAGCTCCGCACGGGTCTTAGGTGTGCGGTGGGACTGGTACGTTGCCTTTTCGGGGCAGCGGCCCATAGGGTCGATCAAGTACTCCTCGGGCATCAGCACGTCGATAGCAACGTAGCTGCAGTCCTTCTTGCGGATCAGGGTTCCGCTGTAGAGGCCGGTGGCCGGGTCCTGCGTGGCGTCGAACTCGTCAACATCGTCCTGTGCGGCGATGCCTTGAGCCGTCAGCTCGTCAATACCTTCGAACTTCTCTTCGGTGTATTCGAACTTCTCTTCCCAGTAGACCTTAGCTACGCCTGCGCGTGCCGTGAGGCCGTTGTAGATTATGTCCGAGAAGATTTGGTAGCCGTCGTTCCTGCGGAAGATGCAGTAGGAGGCGTACTCGGTGGCAACCAAGCAGTCCTGCACGTTCATCTGGCTATCGGGATCGAACTTAGCGATGTGATCGCCAGCCGCGAAGACTTCCAGAAGCTGCGCCTGTTGCATACGAACGCTGTCGTAGACGTCCGGTGATACGAAGCTCGAAGAGCCTTCGGAGTTGCGGCGGGGCCATTCTCCATTGAGATAGCGAGAAACGCGTTCTAGTTCGACACTCCGCTTCTGCTGGGCCCAGCCAATAGCGTCTCTCGATTTACTCAGGACGCGGGCTAGAATTTCGTCGTCAGTCAAATGGCCTTTAGCCATGCGCCCTCAAATAAATTAAATAGCTTGTGTGTAAAAATCGTCGGTGACGGTGACGGGCTCCCAGCGGCCATCACTGGCGTAGGCAGCTAAAGCGAGGCTCATCACACAGTCGTCGTGTGCGCCGCCTTCGGCTTCCATCTTGCCGCTCTCGGTCACCACAAAGGTGAGCATCTCTTCGAGCGTCTGGGTGTCGTTGATTTCGATTTCGCGGTTACGGTCGAAAGCCCGTAGCTTGTCGATCATCAGCGGCTTGGTCTTCTCGCTCGTGAACACGCCGATGTTCAGCGTCTCCCGGTCGGGCTCGATGGAGCCCTCGGTGATGTCGAGATACAGGTTGGGGTAGTGTTGGTCCCTCAGCTCGACACAGGTGACGAGGCCGTGATTGTTGCGTTCCGGTACTATTAGCGCTTCATTGTAATAGTACCCAAGTGCAACCAATATCTCAGCAAACACGTCGGGGTGTACTGTGCCGCGCCACACCGCTACTTGCCGTAGCTGGCTATCAAGAACCTGAGCAACAGAAGGGTCAGAAGGGCGACCCTTAACACCACTTCGCAGCCCCATGCCAACGTCCGCACCAATAACGTAGGTTTCTTTGGCATCACGCTCCTTGTAGACCTTCAGCTCACCACGGGGGTGATCCCGCAGTTTACGTAGCGGTAGTTGCTTTCCGGTCTTGTGGTCATAGACTTCCTCAACGGCCATCTGTTTGATTGGCGCCTTGGGGGTCTTGAGCCGCTCAACGATGTAGTCGGGGTTGAAGATGGGGCGGCCGGTCGAGATGAATGCTTCCTCGGGGGTCAGCGGATACTCCTGTTTGAACAGGTCCGCGCCGTTGGTCGCAATCTTTCGCCTGCGCCACCAGAGCTGCGAGTTATCTACGTCGATGTCGTAGAGGCGCTTAGCTGTAGCTACGACTTCTTCTTCATCCGGGGTCCGCATGAACATTGCGGGCACTTCATCGTCACGGTACTCTTCGCTCTCTACCCATGCGCTGAAGAACAGCTCGTAGCCGCTCTCGCCGCTCTTAGCGACTTTGTACTGCTCGTAGAACACACCGGTCATGCCGTTAGCTGTGCTCTCAAGGAACGCAGCTGTACCTGGCTTGTCGGGCACGGCCTGAATGAGACCGTTGAAGTTGTTCTGTGCGAACGTGTCGGGCCAGAAGGCAACCTCGGACAGATGCACAACGTTGAGCATTTCGCCGCGAGCAACGCCTTTGCCGCCCGCCGTAGCAACACGCAGAGCGCTGTCCAACCCCGAGAACACTAGCTCCGTCTTCGAGGAGTATTTCGTGGTGGGCTGTACAATCGCAGGGACGTTAGCGTGAATGCGGTGGTACATTTCGAAGAGCGTCGTGGTGCTCTCGGCAACGTGGGCCATAACGAGGCCCTTCTGCGCTTTGCGCTGGCTAGTCCACCAGTATTGCCACGCGCTGATAACGGTGCTGAGCCCCTGCTGTCGGGCCTTGACGACCACGAAGCGCACCTTGCCGGTGCGGAGCAGTTGGTCGGTGATGCGCTCAACGAAGCGTCTTTGAACGCGGTTGAGGATCAGCGGCGCAATGGTGCCTTCTTTGGTTCTGATCTTGACGCAGTGCTGACAATAGTAAGCGAAGTCGTCACGGAGGCGCTTGCGCGTCTCAAGTTGCTTAGGCGTCATCTTCGGTCCTGACCTCAGCGATCAGGTCGAGGAAGTCCTCAGCCTTCTCCACTTTAAGCCGCGATACGGCTTCCGGCTTCGTCTTGGTGTAGGCGAGCACGGTGTTAATAGCTTTGAGTTTCTCGGGGATTGCAGTTGGGCCTATAGCTAACAGGAAGGCTTCGCGTAGCATAACTACGGCCTTCTCCTCGTCGCTCTCCGGTATCACCATTGCGGTGTGCGGGATAACGTTGGGCCTATCAACGACGGTCACGTCCATGTCGGATGGTGCTTGGTCTGTCTTTTTCATGTAATCCAAATATTTGTCAGCAAGGTTATGCGCGGCCCGCCAGAGCGGGATGGCGTTCTTCTTGCCACCTTTGCCGAACGGGACGCCCCAGCCAGTAGTTGCCCAAGGGTCTTCCTTGCGCAGCTTACGGAGGGCAGCGTCCCGCTCTTTCATTTTTTCTCGGTGTTCAGGCGTGTCCCAAAGGTCTTTGGAGAACTGCCTGCCTTTACCGTTCCATTTGTGTCGCTTATCTACCATTGAGCTTCGATAGCATCAGGGCCGCAGCGGGGAGGCCGCCTCGGGCGATTGCTCGCTCCATGTCTGCCGTGTTGGCCGCCTTAGCTGCGCGGTTAGCTGCGGAGATGCGTGCGTTGATAGGTGCGTTCTGTAGCAGCGCGTCCTGCACTTTCTTGGCTGTACCTAAGGTACGCGCGTTCGACACCGCCCGAAGTGCAGGGCCAACAGTAGCCCCGAGGACATAGCCAGCAGGGCCCGCCGCTTGCCCGAAGAGGGCCGCAGCCAAGTGGTTCGCGATACCTCCACCGCCGCCAGTGTAGTTGCTGGCCCGCCGTATAAGGTTGGTGGCAAAGTCGCCCTGATTGAGCGTGCGGAGAAGGTCCATAGTATTCGCATCAGCGCCAAGCTGCCGCGCCTTGACGCCGCCATTCTTCAGGAGCTTCTCAGTCTCCTGTCGCATCAGGTTGCCAAAGTTAGCACCGGAGCCTTGGCCTCCAGCCCTTAGCTGGGCGTTCTCGATAATGTTGCCGAACTGATCAGCACCACTATACGCCTTCCAGTTACGGCCCGCCGTATTAAGCGCGTCTACAGCATCAATCGGGTTGCCGCGCACTACGTCCCGTGATGGGATGTTCTCCAGGTACTGGTTGAGCACCCGTTGGGCCTTAATGGCAGCCACAGCTTCCTCAGTGGGCTTGAAGTTGGGACCGACTTGCTTCGCGGTCTCGCGGAGGTCCTTGCGGAAGTTATGTAGGTCTTCAATGGACACAGGGGCATGAGGGCCCACCCCGCTAGCTGGGGCCGTGTTCGCTAGGCGTTCAATGTCCGCAGTGGTCTCAGGTGCCCGCGCCGGGGAGAACCGGCTCCGTGAGGCGTTCAACGCCGTCTGCATGTCACCCGCGAGGGCCTGTGTGGCCTGTGGGGCGATTGCGGTATCTCGGATCAGAGGTTCTGCGTAGCCCGCGTTGCTGAGGCCCTTCACCTGATCGGCATTGAGCAGGGGCTGGATGGCCCGTCGAGCACGCGCAGCCATGATGGCCGGGGCAGCGATGCCGCCAGCTAAGGACGCGCCTGCTTCCGCAAGGTGACTGCCGGTGAGGTCGTATGCGCCTTGGCCAGCTACCGCCGAAGCGAGCACAGCCGGGACGCCCATGCCGGTCGCGAGACCGGGGCCAGCCGTTTTAGCTATGGCCTGCGTGTATCGGCCCGGGGCGGACTGCGGTGCGTAGTTCGGATCGACCAGCGACCTGTCGTTCTTAGACGCGTCATCAAGAATGGCCTGCGAGGTGGGCAGGTGGTCATAGATGAACTTCGCGCCGGGGATGCCCTTCACTTTGTCCACAACGGCCTGTGGGGCGATTGCGTGCGCGAGGGTAGCCAAGTCCCCGGGGAGGCCAACAGCCGACGCAGTGCCTTGTGCAAGGCCTGAGCCGAGGCTCTTGGCTACGTCGGAGACGATGCCCTCTTGGGGCGCAGCGGGGGCCGCGCCACCAAGTTGCTGTTGTAGAATTTGGAATGCCTGCTCTTTTGTTGCGCCTTCGGGGCCGTCAACCGAGTAGGTCTTGCCCTCCGGGCTTTCAAATTTAAAAGTAGGCATGTGTTTCCTAGTTAGTAGACTTTCCAACCGCTGGGGATCGGAGGAGCTGCTGTTGCTGCGGGGGCTGTCGGGGCTTTACCGCCCTTTAGCTGCAGGATTTTCTGCTGAAGTGCTGCGTCCTTCGCCTTGAAGGCCTCTACGGCTTTCATAATCTCAGGGTGGTCTTCGCCCACTGTGCCCTTTGCGCCGTCAGCTAGCTCGTAGAAGCGGTCAGCAACCTGCTTGCGATAAGCCTCAAGCGCAGCCGCCTGTACTTCAGGGGCAGCCCGGGGCATGTAGAGCTTTTCGTGGGTTTCCGTGCGCTCGGTGACGCCACCGTGTCCTCTGGTTAGGAACGACACGATTTCCTTCGACGCCGTGTCGCTGTCGCGGTCTGCTTTGGTCTGTTGGGCCTCACGGGGCGTTCCGCCTCTAAAGTCTTTCCAAGCGTTCGCGACAGATGCGCCCGTGGAGTAGCCGCCGCCGCCGCTGTTACCCAGGTCGAGATAGCTGTGGGCGAGGTTGTCCAAGTGATCCATGACGGTCGGAGCCGAGATGAACTGGCCGCCCGCACTCGTCGCGGACTTGGAGGCCATACCCTTGAAGAAGGCCTGTCGCTCACCGTACTTGGTCATGTCGATGCCGATAGCGTTAGCGGCATCTACCATCTTCCGCGTCTTCGGGTCACGCATGGCGTACTGCGACGGCTGGATGCCGGTACCGGCCTTCCAAGCGTCCATCTGCTTCTTCTCTTGCGTCGTCAGGCTGTCGTAGCGCTCCTGTCCCGTGAGGTTCGGATCGCCGCCGATGGGGGCAGCATCAGCCGCAGCGTTGCCGCCGATAGACTTGTACTCGCCCGTGCGCTCGTTGAAGTGGCCAAGGAACGTCGGGTTGCCGTTGTCATCCTTGCCCATGATGGGCTTGAAGCTGTCCTTCTGGGCATCAGGGATGCTGATGCTGTCAACCTGATTGGTCTGCTTGTTGATGCGGAGCAGCTGGCCGTTGGGGCCCATCTGGAACTGGAAGTTGCCGTTGGCTTGATCTTCGATGCCTTTAGCCTGCGCCCGGAGCGCGTTAGCTTGCGCCGGGTTGTTGATGGTAGCTAATGACGCAGCTACGTTAGTCATCATTGCGCCGATAGACTGCAGCTTGTTCGGGGCTTCGCCTTGGAACAGGACACCGCCACCGGAGACGCCGTTGCCGGAGCCTGCGGCCTTGTCGATAGCTGAGAGCGCCGGGGGCTTAGAGCCGCCCTCGCCAGCAAAAGACAGAGCGCCGCCGCCGTCCCCACCGGGGAAGCCCTGCGCAATCTTGAGCACGGTGGCCCCGTAGTTCGGGTCCGTGGCGTAGCCAGACTTGCCGAGGGCAGCCGCTTGGGCCTCAAGGCCCTGCGCGCCCATCGTGTCTTTGTAGCGCGGGTTATTGAGCATGAAGTCCGCGTAGCCGCCGAAGCTGGCTCCGGGGTTGTCGTAGGCACGGAAGCTGTCCGAGGTGCGATAGGCACCGTTGGGGCCGTACTCAGTCGTAGCTAGCTTGTTGCCACCGGCCTGTCCGTGGGACTTGATGCCGAACATGTTGTTGCCGGGGGCGTGTTTCCCCCAGCCGCTTTCGAGCGCGGCCTGCGCCAAGATCAGGCGAGGATCAAGGCCGGTACGCTGCGAAGCGTCCTGCGCATACGGCAGGTAGGTATTATAAAAATCGGCCATCGCCTGTTCCTAGTTAACCGAATGGTTTCCAGCCCATGCCGCCGAGGCCACCGGCTACACCGCCTGCAGCTCCGAGGAGGCCGGTGATGATACCGAGGGCTCCGGGGTCGCTCTGGGTGGTGGTGGTGCCGCTGCTGTTGGTGCCGTATAGCTGAGAGCCAACGAGCTTCATGTAGGGCATGATGGAGGCGTAGGGATCGTTGATACCCGCCTGATACTGCTGGTTCTGGTTGGTGAGGTTCGCCTGCTGGGCAGCCGTGAGGCCCTGACCGGCGTTGGTGCCGATGCCGAACAGCGTTCCTTGGCCGTTGATAGAGCCGCCGACTGCGTTCGCGCCCGAGTTGAGGGCAGAGTTGCCCGCGTTAGCTGCGCCGAGCGCTGCATTGAGCGCCCCTTGGTTGTTGGCGTTGGCGTTGTTGCTAGCGAGGTTCAGGCCCTGTCCGAAGGCTTGGCCCTGCAGTGAGTTCTGAAGGGAAGCCGACTGCTCAGCGAGGCCGCGCTGTACCATACCTTCCGCGATGCCGCGCCGCGAGCTGTCCGAGTTGCCACTGAGGGCAGCGCCCTGTGCAATTCCGGGCATCGTGACGTCGCGAGCAGTCTCCGTGGCGTTGTGCATGGCCGCTTGGACCTGCGCCGGGATGTTCTGGCCAGCTACGTACTGGTTGGCTTGGTCGATCAGTGCTGAGGGGTTGTTCTGCTTGGTGGGGTCGAAGCCAAGAAGCTGGCTAAGGGCAGCCGAAGAGGCGTTGGAGCCGCTAGTGGCCGCGTTGTTGCCTGCTTGGTTCAGGGCACCAGTGTTGGTGCCGTTGGCATACCCCAGCATGTTGTTGAACTGGCCGATGAGGGCCGGGTCGAACTGGGCAGTGTAATCTTTAGGCGCACCGTTAGCTGCGGCAGCCTGAGACTGCGTGAGGGCATTACCGGCCGCATCAAAGCCCTTCTGCAGCGCTGCCGACTGCGGGCCCCACGGGGTCGTGGACTTGTTTTCCGTTTGGGTCTGTTGGCTTCCCATAGTGTATCCAAATAGGCCTCATCTCACCGTCGTTACACGGAGCCGCGTCAATGAGCGGTTGGAAGCCGAAAGCTGTAATGAATTTCTCCCACCTAGCGTCATGGACTTGAGGGGAAGCGAAGATGGGAGCGGTCACTACCGTCCGAAATATTTGCCAGTTTTTCTGACACTCTTTGAAAATGCGCGGAGACCACCGCGCCAAACGGGCGTGGAGGAATAACATGGTCGCCCCGTCGCAGGGTCTCCGCAGCTCTTCTAGCTCACACAAGACGTAATCTGTTTCGAATACCTTGTGATAAGCTACGTGCTCAAAGTCGATCATAACTCTGCTAGAAAAGTGATGCCAGCTAGTGAAAGCCAACCGGCATTACCGCCTGTGTGGCTTATTACGCCTCCGGGCGAGATGTCGATGCGGCACATGACGTTAGGGTTAGTCTGCACACCGAACAGCAATTGAATACCGGGCCGGTATCCAGCCGGTAAAGTACAAATGGTGGTGGCAGTACCGTTCATGCAGAGGCCCCTGAGAACCACCATTCCGTTCGTGAGCCTTCGATAACCAGAAGGACTGTACGGAGCCGAGTAATCGACCCAACCATTCACATAAGGAAACGAATGCCACGTATCAGGCGCGACAGTGCGCGCTGCAATGTCGGCGGTGTTCGTCGCGATGGAGGTGGTGTGAGACGCAAGGGTGGAGGTGTGTGACGCAAGGGTGGAGGTGTGTGACGCAAGGGTGGCCTCGTCGTCTTTGATGGCCGCCGCCGTCACCTGAATGGAGTTGGAGATGTTCGCCAGCTCCTGCTGAAGATACAGCCGGTCTGCGCCCAGTGTGGGCATGGGTTTGGGCTTATAGACCACCAAGTTGGTCATGTTTATCGTCGTCCTGTGGTTTTGATGTCGAGGTCGAAGCCGGTCAGCGTGAAGCTGTGCCAGTCTTCCCAAAGGACCTTGATAGCTAGCCA